AACTCGGTGTTGTTTGCCGCCTTGATATAGTCAAACATATCGTTAAACGAAGTGTCCTGTTGAGCTATTCCTTGTATAATTGCGCCTGCAAGATATTCTGCAGACTGTTTGTTTGCTGTTCTTTTCATCAGCAACCCAATTAAAGCCTCATATTGGTTATCACTAACGTACCCCTGTTTTACAAAATAATTTTTAAAATAGTTGGGTGTAGATTCTGCTTTGAGATTGGGTAGGTTAGATGGGATCGCCATTTTAAATCCTTATATAGTATTATTACTTGAGCCTACGTTTTGCCCTGCCGGACTATTACCTGATACGTTACTATTAGATGAACTGTCTGGTGTCGACTTGCTTTCACTGGAACCAAATTTATCGACTAGGTTAGATATTGAAGGAAAGAAATACTTACCTTGCGTATTATTGCCACGTAATACATCTGTAGCAAGCCCTGTAATATCTCTGAGAGCCGTCTTCTTAAGGTCTGCATTTTTAAAGGTGTCTCTAGCTCTGTATGCATCTAGGGCGGCACTTAAAAAATTACCATCTGCAATCTTGTCGCCAATACCGCCAATAGTATTAAAGACACCACCTTTGCCTATAATTGTGTCTCTTCCTCCCAGTGTCTGAAGTGGACTAGGCTCGTTGTCATAATGTATTATACCAAATCCTCTTACTTGATCGCTCGTTACTACCCCTTCTCCTAGGTATCTTATTTGCTCTGGCATCACAGTCATTCTACTAGACATAAATGCATCACCTGAATAATCGTGATTGCCGTGTTGAAAACTTGTTATTATAGGATTCTCAACAACATAATGAGTAAATGTCTTTTGACTCATACTGTACACATTGATTCTAGCAATAAAGTTGCCTTGTGCTCCATCTTTTTGACTGTATCCCCATTGGTCTGTTGTTCTATTTCCGTATGTACTTAAGTTAGGATCATATACAGGGTTTTCGTGATCTGCATCTCTATAATAGTGTTTAAGATAAAGTTCGTGGAATTGTTTCACTACATTTATTGTATCATCGTGAAACTCTATTGTAACTGGTTCGTAGTTAACTCTTGTCTGAATGTTTACTTTTCTGTTATAAGCATGTAACTGTTCAGTATCGTAGTTAAAGCCAGGTAATGTAACATTTTTTGCTAACATACCTAACTCAATATTTTGCTCGTTGCTTAACGGATTAAACTGAGGATTAAGTTCTATGTTTACATGAAATAACGAACCATGTTTTGGAGCAAGAGCATAATTGTTGTCCAAAAACATACGCTGTGCATGTTTAAAGTCTTTAATATAATCTGCTGTTGTAGCAGTATCTGCTAGATTCTTAACCTGTTTGCCAAGACTGTCAGTAATGTCTATCCCAGTACCTGCTTTTATGGCAGAACTGGCGGCACCTAAGCCTTTCTGAAACACACCTGATAATAAATTTGCCATACTATTATTTATCCATAAAAAAAGCAGGGTTTTTATATGCCCTGCTTAGTTTATACTACTGTGTTACTACGATTAACCTGTAATTGTTTGACCTACTGTTCTACCAACTGTAGTACCAAGACCTGTTCCAAGTGGTGTTTGCACTGCATTGTCAAAACTAATTGACATTTGTAATGTAACTGGCTCATCACTGCCATAGCTTACGTCACCGTATGCTACGTTAGTTAAGAAACAACCATATAGTTCCCATGTTTCTAATGTTGTTGGAGCAAATGCACCGTTACCACCGTCTAATATTTCACATCTTGTAATAAACTTGTAGTCGATACCTGATGCCGCACTAGACTGTTCCATAAAGTCATATTGCTTTTGCATCTGTTCACCAACTAGTTTGGAAACATTACCTTGGGCATCATCACGCAAGTTAACAGTGGTTGCTTCCCATTCAGGCTTACCTGCTAAGTAAACTCTAGAGTTATAAATTGGAATTTCCATTCTGCTTTGTGAAACACTTGGTCTCATAAAATCTATAACTTGCTTTGTTAATTCACTACGTGGAGTAGTAATACCAAAGTTTTCAAAGCTCACTCTAAAGCGATACTTTAACTTTGGCATCAACAAACCTTGTGTGCTTGCTGACTGGTCACTAGCTAAAGGTACCGTAAATTTGTTTAAACTTGATACTGCCATTTCTTGTCTCCTTGTTAGTAGTATTTATAGTATACTACTTGCATAAATGGGAGCCTAGTGGCTCCCATAATATGCGTACTTTATTATACACTAGTTCCTGCGATTTCACCTGTGTTCTTTAATCTAATTGGAACAAAGATAAATTCAGCTGCCTTAACTGGTTCAATAGCAACGTCTACATATAGTTCGTTTCTATCAATCCTAACTGGTGTGTTGTTTGTTTCATCACATACAACAACGTAGTCATTTAAGGCTCTCTTAGCAACTAGGTCATTACATAACTGCTCGACGATCTGCTTAATCTCGTCTCTGGTCAACTTGTCATTAGGCTCAAACACAAATGGTTTTGCTAATGTGTCTAAGTTAGTTCTCATATACACAACAAGTCTTGCAACATTAATTCTGTCAAGTGAACTTGGTGCATTTGGATCTCGTGTCTTTTGACCATACACTGTTAAACCAATACCTGGAAGGAATGTAATAGGGTTAATCTTGTTTTCATAAAGACTATCTCTTACGCCTTCTGTTAACCCTGCTAATACAAATTCTCCAGTTGCGGCATCAACATATCCTAACTGAGTAGCATTGTCAACTAAACCTCGCTTGGTACCTGCTGGTGCAAACCAAGGGAAACTCACGTCGTCACTTCTAATCATAGTACGTAATGCCATATGACTAGGAGGAACAACAATTGTGCTTCCAGTTAAGTCAGTACTCTGTGCTGATGGGTAGTATAAACCAACATACGGATCAGTTGTAGTTGCGCCTTCTCCTAACCATGTACCAGTATTGTTATTATAGTTGCTAATTTCAGTAGCACTAGGTGCTAATCTAAACGGTGTATCTGCAACTACAAATGCAGTGTTGCGTCTATCATTGTTTAGACTTACCATATTAGCAGTTAACTCCTCGTAACCAGGAGCGGCTATAATATTATATACATTTTGCTCTTCTCTAATCTCTGTATTACTGTCTAACGCTGACTTCATAGCGGCTACAACAACTTGTCTAACTGCTTTTCTACCCATGTAAGGTGAACCGTCTGATTTGTTGCCTGCCTTTGTTACCCAGGCATCTTTAATTGTTGGTAAACTGCCTGAGAAATCATCTGCATTGTAGTAATCGTTCTTAAACTCTTTAACATTGTAACCACTTCTACGTGTGTTAAACAGTATTGTACCTCTTGGATAAAGTGCAGAACTTGGCACATCTAAGTCTGTATAGTTAGATGTTAGCAAATCTGTTATTAACGGTAAATCACCGGTAATAGGATTCGTTGTCCCATCTGTATCCCATCTTGCATCAGCAAATAAAATGCCGTTTTCAGATGTTTGATCAGTGTTGTCTATTAAAGTCCATTCTGCATCACCAGCATCGTATCTGTAAAGTGCTGGATAGTTCTCTAAATCACTTGTGTTAATCCAGAGATCACCACTAACAAGAGCTGTACTATCGCTCTGTGTTGTAGGCTCACTAGCGGCAACAATAACACCTTCTGGATCAGTAGCAGTTAAGTCATAGCCTCTTGCATCAGCGGCTAGTGTCTGATAACCTTTCCAGTCAGTACCATCATGTATCATAACGTCTACATCATCTACTGCATTATAGTACCAAAGTGTGCCTGTTACAGGATCTGCATTTGGTGTTGTTAGACTTGCTGTATAAGTTAAAGGTATCCAGTTACTTACTATTAAGTCTGAATCGTTACCTGCTCTTACATTGCTTAATGATGTAGTGATACCAGCAGTAGTAAGAGGTGTACCTGTTGTGTTCTTTAACACAATAACACCACCGCCTGTGTGTTCAATTACAATTTTACCTGCACTGTTAACACTAGCAGTAATCTGTGATAGACCTAATGCTAAAAGATCGCTAACTAGGCCGGCTGCATCAGTGCCACTTAATGTAACTGTCTGAGCAGTGCTTAGTGTTTCACTGTTAGGAACACTCTGCTGAATAGTAAACTCATCAGCGGCACTTAGTGTAGGATTAGCAACGCTACCTGTAACTGTTGTATTGCCAGTTGCTGTGCGCTTATATAACTTGTATGTTGCTGAGTCGTCTTCTAAAACATCATACTGTACATAAACACTACCTGCTCCAATATTTTTACCACCACCAGTAGCATCTAAAGTTTTATTTGCTGACTGGTCATTCTCGTACACAGGTGCGCTTACTGCTGAAAATGCGTCAGTTGTGCTAGAATATAAACTAACATCAAAACTTGCACCAACGTTTGCAGTAGTAGTCTTAATCCAGACACTTCCTGTTGGTCTAGGAGCTGAATCGTTTGTTTTCCATGTAGGCACACTTGTATGAGCCGCTTGAGCTAATGCAGGTCTATAGTAAGTACCAGCTGTGATGCCCAAGTCAGCTAATGGTGTTCCTGAACTATTGCTTATAATAATTGCTCCATCTGCTGTACTGCCGTCAGATGTTGCTGTACTGTCTGCGAATATAGTTAACAGTCCACTTGCATCGTATGCTGTAATACCTGTAATACTTGCAGTATTAATGTCTGATACTAAACTTGCAACTGTTGTTCCTGTTAATGATACTGTAGAACCATTAATAATAATGGCTTCAGCACTTGTTAGTGTTGGGTTAGAAGTTGTTGCTATAACAGT